TGCAGCATTCTTTTCATTGGGATTAGTATTACCAGTTGCAAGATTTCGGATCTTTGCCTGTCTTTGTGCTTGTCTATGTCCAGAACCAATTTCAAAACTTACATTCTCATTTGCTGGATGTACTTTTGCAATACTATATGGTTTTTCTGGAGCTAACGAGGATGGTAACGAGAACATTCTCCAATATTTTTCTCCGTATTTGCATTCACTTCCTGTTTCATTTTTTTGACACTTAGGACAATATCTCATACCTTCATGGTGTATGTCCATTTTCATTGGAATATCTTGATCATCCAAACCACCGAAATCGGTATCTTCTTTTTTGGTTCCCCAATTTGCAGCACCTTTTTTACGACACTGAACTAATGCACCAGAGGCATAAGCACTAGGCCAAACTTTAAAACGACGCTTTACTTTGTGATAACATGCATCCTTTTTTTCTAAGATATTCTCTTCTTTAATTGCATGATCAGATCCAAATCTCTTTTCTCTTTCTTTTGCTCTTTTTTCCAAATGTTTTTTCTTTCCTTCATCTGTTCGGGTAATCATTTTATTCCAACGCCCTTGATGATCTGGACTATCTTTTGTATTTTGAGTTGACTTTAAATGTTGTCTCAAAAAACTTTTAGCTGCATACTTGGCAGATTTATTTTTTTCTTTTTCAGTAGTTCCAAAACTTTTTGTTTTTTGAGATTTTCCAATAGTATCGGAAACTGTTCTTATGTTACCAGATCTTCTAATATTTTCTCCCTTTTCATCGGAATTATCTGAATCTAAAGATTTTTTGTGAAAAGACATCATTTTATTCTTCATTTTTTCTGATGGTAAAGGTTTGAAAGCCTCAGTCGCAACCATTTTAGCCTTACCCTTTCTATCGGGATTGGGATCTTCTTGGTTCTTACGACGGAATGCACTCTCCTCTTCCTTATCGGAGAGATCTGCTTTCATTTTACTTGAACCACACTTTGGTTTTGTTGTTTGACCTGGTTGTTTTGCACAGGGTTCTCCTGCGTGTTTACCACCCAATTGAACCCAACCAGGGGTGCCATCAGAAGAGCGACTCTTAGTAAACCAGTCATGCAAAGAACTATCACCACTCTTGTTTTCATCAATAGAATCCTCCTTCACACAATTAGGAACTACCTTTTCACCTTTCTTTTTCATTCCTACTTGTTTGTATCCATCCCAACATTTTTCTGATACTGGTTGAGTAAAACTTTTAAATTTATAATCGCTACCCTTGATGATGTCAATAATAGTTGCAAAAAGATTTCCATCAGCATCTAGAATCTCAACAGATTCTTTCATTCTTTTTTTACGACCTTGACAATGAGCTCTCTGAGAAAATCCTTTTGGATTATTGCAATCAATAGAATCCTTATATTTTTCTGACCATTCTTCTTTCACTTTCTCCATCTTTTTAAGTTTGGAATAGTAATTTGGAATTTCATCTAAATGCTGCAATGCAATATCCATTGCTTCATCATTATCTGTAGTATGTTCATGTTCAACCTTCATCCCCATCTCAAGTTGTTTTTTGATTACTGATGGGGATACTTTATGCTTTTTTGCAATTTCTTCTACAGACTTGTGACCTTTGAAACCTTCTTTTACTTCTTTTTTTGAAAATCTTTTTGTATCGTCTTCACCACCATCCATATGATCAGCTACGGTATCAAGATACTCTGCAGCTTTTGTAATTTTTGACTGAACCCATGCCTCTAGATCACCCTCACCATTTAGATGCTTCATTAATCTGTTGATGGCAGATTTTGCAGTTTTAAGTTCTCCACGAGCCATGGAAAACTCAAAGTCTTCTCCAAGAGGAGCAATTGTTTGTAGGTCTGAGAGAATAGACCACTCCTTAAAGGTGAGTTTATCCATTTATTTTTATAAGTTTCCTATTTTTATTTAGATAGATCTTGATTCATTGAACTCTTTAAGAACTTTTGAAGTTCTGCAGTGGATCCCAAAAATACTGCATTATTTGTAACATTGGTTGGTGCAGATCCTTTTTGTTCCTGATTAATATCTTTCATCTTTTTCTGAAGATCCAGAAGTTTGTCTGTAACATCCCCAACATTTTTAATCAGTTGTCCAGCAACTTCATATGCTCTTGGAGAATCTGATTCTTGTGCTAACTCCAGAATACCATTAATTGCTTCTTGTCCCTTTTCAATAATTGAATAAAGTTGACCTCTAGAATACTCATAATCTTTTTGAAGTTGATCTAAAGATTCTGCAGGTTTAATTGTAGTCGGTTCTGATTTAACAATTTCCGATTTAATTGGAGTTGTTTCAATATTCAAAGCCTTATCAATGTCTTCAAAGCTCATACGTCAGTTCCTTTAGTAGTACTATAAACTTTGCCATCACCGAAATTATAACGAGATTCACTGAATCCAAAATCGTCATCAAGATCAATCAATTCATCATCAGAGTTATTGATTACATTAAGTGCAGTTCCTGCTGCATGTGTTGTAATAGAAGTATTATCTTGTCCTCGGTTTACTAATAAAGTATTTCCTGTGATCTTACGAATATACATTGATTCCGAATCAATCATAATATATGATTTTTCAACCAATACGGATCCATCAACAACATCAAATTGAGTTATATCTTCAGAAATATTTTCAGAGATCTGAGTAATTTCATCATTATTGTAATCTTGTAATGCTCTAGGTTCCGCTACATATCTTAATTGTCTAGAAGCATTTACTCTATTTGTGTTACTATAATAATCAACTTGAACTTGTTTGATTAATGCCTCATTTGGTGTTCCAACGGGACCAAAGAGATAAGTCTTAGCAACGAAATCTAGTGTGTACACTAAAACTCTTCTTGTAGTGAAATCTCCCTCATATTGATCATCCATTGCGATTCTTTCAAGAATCATTGGAATATCTCTTTTTTCTCCAATACTCGATACCAAATCTACAGTTAGATTAAAATGTGGTTGAAAGTATGGAAGTATTTGTTCTACAACTTGTAATGCATCTTCATTTAATTTAGACATTATTGAAAGTCTAAAATTTACATTATATGGAACAGGCATAAAAACTTTTGTTAGTTCGTTACTTGCCTGATCCAAAGCTTTGAAAGTTTGCATAGTAGAAGATTTTCTACTAGAATCATATGAAATCCCAGTCATTTCAAAAGACATTCTGGGAAGAGTGATCGCAACTCTTTTCTTTAAATCTGGAACTTGTTCAATTCTTGCTAGGAATTTTTGAACAGGACCATAAGCAATTGGAACTGTAATAATACTAAAATCATCTCCCGCATTATCTTTATGCTTGATCTGAATATTATTAAAAAGTGTACCGAAAGCCACTATGGTCTTTCTCAATATTTCGTGGTAAAAATAATTTGAGATCATTACAAGTAACCGTAGAGTAATAATTATTTAGTATTCGCCAAATGGGTTCTTTTGACTAAAGTCTAGAATATCATCAGCAGCAAGTTCAATTTCAATATTTTCAGCATAAGCATCTAAGAACTCATTGGTTTGTACAGTTGATACTTTATAACTTGCACCAACTCCAATTATAGCTTCTCCTCTTGCAAAATTACCATCAACAATTGCAACCTTAAGAACTCTATTTGCAGCATCCCAACTTCTAACATATCCAGTAGTACCTGTTCTAGATCCAGTCACAACTTCATTATAATCATAATCCCCAAATGTAGTTGCAGTAGGATCTGTGAAGGATATTGTTGGAGTAAATGTGTATCCAGCACCAGCATTTGAATAACGAATTGCAACCACTACTCCATTAGAATTTAGAATTGCCTCAGCTTGTGCATTTCTGATATTGGACGAAATACCTGTACTGGTAGGAATAAAGGTTCTCTGAATTGTAACTTGAGGAGTTGTAGTGTATCCAACACCACCGGAAGAAATTCCAATGACTCCAAGAACTCTTGTGTTAATAACCGCAGTAGCAATTCCACCACTTCCACCACCACCAGAAATAGTTACCATTGGAGGTTCAGTGTATCCGAATCCAGGATTTGTGATGAGAATTCTATCAATTGCAAGTTTTTGATTTGTAGATCTACTTGTCATGATTGCAACAGCAGTTGCAGTTAATCCGCCAGATGGTGCAGTAGATATAGAAACTGTAGGTGCAAAAGAATACCCAAATCCATCATTAATAAGATCTACATACTGGACTGACTTAGAATTTGGATCAGTCGTTGCAAATCCAACATTTGCTACAGCTGTTGTTGCACCAGTTCCTACCATTTGAATAGTATAAACATTTCCAAGATCCTTGATGGATTCATTGATCTCTATGCCAGTAGAATCGACTTCAGGAACATCAATAATCTCATCTTCATATTCAAATCTCTCACATCTTAATTCATAAACATAGAGATTATTGAGTTGGTAAAAGGGTTTCTTACCCTCAACATATTTGATTTCAAATAAAGACTCATCAAGAGGAAACCAAATCAAATCTCCTTCTTGAGGTCTATAAGCAACTTTTCTTTCATCTTCTGGCCATAATTTTAATAAAGGTGAAATGAAATCGTCATATCTTTCCTTTGAAATCACGAGATTGATTTCATCGTTACTTCTAACACCAAACTTTGTAAGAAGATCTCCATTACCACTGAATCCTTCAAAGTTCATTAAATAAGCTTCAATACGAAAACTATCATCAAATTTAGATGCAGTGACTTCTTTGATGACCGTATTTTCCCCAATAATCCTCCTAGGCATGTATAGAACATCCTGTCCATACATTTTGAGTTGTTCGTTAATTAGATCTTGAATAAGCCTTTGCTCACTCGGAGATCCTTGAAGAAAATAAGAATTGAGTGGTGACATATCAACCTATGAGATCAAGTGGTGGTAATTCGTATTCATCCTTAAGTTGTTGTTCTAATTTTTCTACTTCCGCAACACCATCGTCATAAATTTGTCTTCCATTCAATTGAACTCCACCAGGAAGTAATACTCCATTGAATTTAATCATATTCTGTCCCCATTGTTTTTTAATGAGAGCTGTGAGGTATTTCTTCAACCACCAATCATTGTAGAGTTTTGGTGCGTCTGAAGGATCTACAATTCTATAACAATCGATGATTACATACTCATTTTCACCAACCTGAGACCAATCAATATCAAGATATAGTTTATGATTCTTCTTGTTGAATCTAATTTGTGCGTGTGGATTTAAAAGGAAATCCAAATCTTCAAGATATCTTTTAACCATTGCATAATTTAGAAGATCTAATGCACCATAATAGTAAACATCATTCAAGAATAACTGATATTTAATATTAAAAAGACCGTCTGAAATTGTACTAGAATTTATTTTAAGAATATTATTTACGCCAATAATACTATCTGGCAGAGGTAAATAGTTGACTCCCTCAACATAAGTAAGAGACGTTAAACCCGCTCCAACGACACTGCCTGAAGTCGATGCAGAACCCACTGGACCTGGTTGAGCTAAAGTTGTTTTAGTTGCAGGAGTTAGTTTATGTTTTAAAAATACACGATCAATACCATCGAAATGACGCTCATGGTAATACTGAATTGCATCATCAATTAAATTATCAATTTGATCGTCATCTACATTTATTTCTAAAACTGGCTTTCCTAGTTGTTTGAGGCAATAGTCTTTCAACTCCGCTCTACTAGATGGCTGCGCCATAAAAAAATACCCCTAGTCTTCTAGAGGTATTTATAAATTATGGGTTAAGTTTTCACTCGCCCTTTAGTTTTTTGATTTCATCGCGGAGTTCGTTGATTTGAACTTGTTGTTCCTTGATTGCTTCAATAAGTAGTGCAGTAATGTTTGCATATGCAACAGCTTTGAATCCATTTCCATCGGTTGTAACAAGTTCTGGTGCAACTTCTTCAACTTCTTGTGCGATGACACCAATTTCAGTTCCAGGGGTCTCAAGTCTTTCAAACGTTACGCCACGCATGTTGAGAACCTTTTCAAGAGCATCTTGAATGGTCTCAATGTTCTTCTTGAATCTTACGTCAGAGGATGCGGTTACCGTTCCTCCAACTGTCATATTGTTGTTTGTAAGATCAATTTGCATAGGCCATACACTATTGACCTGGGTTGCGGTTTCAGTATCATTGCCTCCGCGAAGAACATAGAAAATGTTAGAATTACAATGTAATTGTGCTGAGTTATGGTCAGTGTCACGTAAGTAAACTGTTGGTGATGTACCTCTGAGATATAAAGCACCTGATACAAATCTATTATTAGTATCAGAAGTAATATCATGAGTAGTTGATCTAGAAGTTGTAGAGTCTACTCTTGCACCTGTAATATTACCAGAAGCATCTCTGGCAACAATTGTGTTCGCTGTTGCGGCAGTTGCAGAATTTAATCCATCAAGTAAATCAGCACTTAAATTGGTTACGGTAGTTGTTGAAGTAACTGTTAGCGGAGCAGTTCCAGTTGCAACCGTAGATGTTAAAGTTGTTGCCGAAAGAGCACCAACAAGAGTTAGCGCGCCGGCGCCCGTAAGAGTTGCAGCAAGAGTTGTTCCACCATACCACTTGAATGATTGTGAAGTAGTTGGAACTCCAGACCACAAACTACCACTCTCAATACCAAAAGCATAATCTGCAGCAGAAGCTGTAATCGCATTATTGAGAACGATCTTAGCGCCAGCACTTCTAGTAGTGAATGCAGGTGCAGCTGAACCAGTAGTTCCAAAGTCTAACCATCTAGAAGTACTACCAGTGAATGTAATTGATGCCGCGGTTGCTGAACCAGTACCATCAAGGGTTACTCTACCAGCGGTAAAGTTTCCTGAAGTGTCTCTGGAAACAATATTTGCAGTTCCATTTGTATAAGTTGCAGAAGCTAATAGTCCGTTATGTAATTGTGCATTTAGATTAGTAACTTCTGTGGTAGAAGTAATTGTTAAAGGCGCGGTGCCCTGAGCAATATTGGAAACTAACTGAGTTCCTGTTACTGTACCACTGAATGAAGCATTACCAGAATTACCAAGGGTAAATACGTTTGTTCCACTTGCATTTCTACCAATTAAATTGGTAGTAAATTGTAAGAACAGGTTATTACTGGAGAATTGAATCTTACCAGCCTTTTCACCAGTCCATGTACCAGTGGTGAAGGAAATATCATGGTTGGCTGCAACTGCGATTGACTGCGTTGTTAACAGACCTTCTAGAGTTGGGGTCGTGGTAAGTGTGTATGCGCTACCATTTCCGATAAGTAG